CAATGTAAAACCATACTGCTCCATAAACTGGCACACATGATAGAGCTTTGTTCCCTTTTCTTCGTTATACTGTCCTCTCCAGTCTGCAGTCTCCAGGCAGGAACCTATTCCGTGCCACAGGAAAATCAGCATCTGTTTTTGCGTGCTCAGTTTTTCGAAGTATTCTGCTACCGATTTTCTTTCTTCCTCTGTGCATTCATACTGTGTTTTTCCATAGTAAAAATCATATATTGTGGATTTATATACATATGAACCGATTTCAACCATAAGGCTCCAGATTGTTTGCACAATGCCATAATCATCTTTCATGTAAATTTTTCCATCTGTAATATCTCGCACAAAATCTTTCATGCGCTTATACAATGCCTTATTGATGCCCTTGATTTCTTTTTTATTACGATCCCGCTCTTTCGTTTTTCGCTCCTGTTCGGTTTCCTTCTTCTGTGGTACTTTTTTCAGGACATATATGCTGCTATACATCCGCAGGTAATATAAATCTTCCACATCCTGTGGCAGTTTTAATTTTTGTGGGAGTTCATCATCAAGACCATATGCACGCACTTTTTCCCATTTTCCGGAATAGTACTCGTTTTCGGCTTTCTTCGGTGCTTTCTGCACTCCTCTGGATTCCAGCATTGATATTAATTTCTTCTCACTTTTATTTCGATTTGTAATTCTAACCGACTCGCTGGCTTTCCAGATCAGCTGACTTGAATTGCTGGACTCTTTTAAAATTTTGTCTCTTTCCCTGACATCTTCTACCTGCTCCAATGCATATAGATCTTTTAGTGTTAACTGGAAGCTGTCATCTTTCTGTTTTTCTTTGAGGATGTTCTGATCAAGTTTGGCAATCTGCAGTCTGTGTCGGACTGTTGTCCTGGAAAAACCAGTCCGCTCTGCTATTTGTGCTTCTGTATCCCCAAGATCAAGCATCATCTGGAACCCCTGTGCCTGTTCCACGATGGACAGATCATTTCTCTGCATGTTCTCTTCCAGCATGATCCCGACCTGCCGCCTGTGGGTTAATCCTTTTACAATCTTACATGGAAATTCTGTAAGTCCTGCTGCCTTACCAGCCGCAAACCGTCTGTGTCCGATCAGCAGTGTGTACCCTTCCGGCGAAAATTTAGAATCTACTTTCTGCAAGTTTTCTTCTGTTGGGTTTTCCAGGTACTCATTGATTGCCTGATTATGTTCTTCAAATTCCATCCAGTGTCCCGGGATTACCGTGAGGTTCTGCAGCACGCCTTGCTTTTTAATTGATTCTGTCAGTTCTAATATATCTCCAAGGTCTTTTCTCGGATTATCCGGATGTGAATAGATCTGATCCGCTGATATTAAAGTCATCTCCATGTTGCATACCTCCTGTTTAATTCGCTCCACTCTTCGTAAATCGTTCTTCCGTATTTTCTGATAAATGCATCCGTATCACTTTCCATTTCAATCCTCTCCAGCATAAGCTGTGGCTGGATCGGCAGTCCCTGTGTAGCTGCTGCTTTTATGGCACTGGCATCCATCATCAATAGTTCCTGTAATTCTCTTATATCGATTCCACTGAGCAGTTCCTTTCCATTTATTGATAAACCGTATCTGATCATCTCTGCACCAATTCTCCTTTTCTTTGAAGCTGCTCCAGTTCGTTCATTGAGAATGATTCTACATAGCTTGTTCGTTCCCCAAAGCAATTCACAAAATGCATCCTAAAACGAACAAACAGTCCGTGCGATGGAATATGCTCAACTACTGCATTCACCCACTTTCTTTCTTTGAATCCAAATGCTCCGATTTTATAAAATTTGTATCTCTGTCCTTCTTTAAACATCGTTTTCTCCCTTTCTCAAAATGGCAGTTCTCCCAAATCAATATCAAGGAACTCCATCCTGCCCACTTTGTGCTCTGTTTTCTCCTGTTTCCATATGCCGGTTAGCTTTTCACACATCCAATCTCGACCGAACTCCTGCATGTACTTTTCGTGAGAATATTTCTGTTCGAATGCCTGCTGCCCGATCTGGCACAGAAAAATCCTGACGTTGCGGTTAGTATGAACTGCATCCGGACCATATTCATGATGTGGAACGCATAAATACACCCAGAGGCCATAATGTTCTGACTTCTTCCGGTTTGCGATGCCAAACATGATATGGTGTTTATGTAATCCGGTAGATGATAATTCCCCGTAGTATCCCTGCTGATCTGCCAGGTATCTACAGATATAGCATTCTTTTTGTTTTTGTACGATACTCTTGCTCATCAGCTAAACGGCAGCTCCTCTTCCAGTCCATCTGGGATTTCCATAAAGCCATCCTCTCTGACCATCGGTGCCGGATTCTGCTGTGTAGTCTGTCCTGCTGCCTTACTTTCGGAAAATTCCTGTTCCTCCACCACGACATCCGTGGTATATACCTTCTGCCCGTCTCGGTTGGTGTAGCTTCCGGTCTGGATGTGTCCTGTGAGGGCAATTTTTGTTCCTTTGTGCAGATACTTCTCTGCAAATTCTGCCTGGCGGCCAAAAGCCACACAGCTGATAAAGTCTGCAGTCTGGCTTTCCCCTTCCCGGCGGAACCTACGGTCTACCGCCAGCGAATAACGTGCGATACAGGTCTGCTCCTGTGCAGAGTTCGGCTGTGTATACCGGATGTCCGGATCTCTGGTCAGCCGCCCCATTAAAATAACTTTATTCATGGATCTTTTTTCTCCTTTCAACTGCTCACAAACGTTGATTTTTATCTTACAGACAGACTTTTACTGTCCTTTGATTTCTTTGTACTGCCCCATCTCAAGATCTGCCTTTTTCATCTCATTTTGCATCCAGGCAGTATATGGACTTTTGCACGTGTATTTCACCTGCAGGTTTTGGATTTTGGTCTGCTGGTCAATCATCTCCCACAGGTCCCGGTTTTTGATCTCTTTTCCATCAGATCTTGTCCATCCGTCTGTTTTCCACTCCTGCAGCCATCCAAGCATCAGGGCAGACTCCAGGTAGCGCAGGTCTGTATGGATCGTCACGCGGCATCCCGGTTTTAGATGTCCCAGCGCACGTACCACCGCCGACAGTACCAGACGTTTTCCGGAAGCTTCCATACATCCAATTTCTGACTTTGTGTAAGTATTACCTGCAGGTGAGATGTATTCCAGCACATAACAAAAGCTTGCTTTCCCGGGTTTGATCCGTTTACTGGATACCTCTATGTACAGTGATACTTCCATCATTCTCTCCTCACCTCTTTTATCCTTTGCTCTGTATAACGCAGGTAAGACATGCCTGTGTATTTATTTGTTCCGGAAATGATAGACTCCTTTACGATGTAAAACCCCGGTGTCGGTTTTGGTCCATTTTCCAGAATCTTTCTCATTGTCCAGCGGAAATATGTCTTTCTCTCCGGTTTTGGTCTGATCAGGTTTCTGGATGAGTGGTAGGGCTTCGTCCGTTCCGCATCTTCGTGATCCTGTTGTTCCTCCGGGACAGGTTTTGCGATATACTCGGCCAGATCCACATACCCGCCGGTCTCCCTGATTGGTGTGAAATGTACGAACCCTTCTGTCCAGCACTCGCTGATCAGTACATCTGTCCCTCTCGAACACTTTGTTCGGTTCAACAGGATATGTACATGGATACCTCCGCGCTTTCCAATCTCAATTCGGTAAATAAATTTCAGCTCATCACCCAGTTTTTTATACCGGTACCGAAGCTTACCCAGAAAGCGATCCATATCCTTTCTGACTTCTTCATATGGTTTTCTGGTTCCTTTCGGATATTTCAGGGTTACCCACAGATCAGATGGATAGAAGTTCGCTTTGATGATCCTGCGGATCCGGTTCTCTTTGTTGATCTGGTTCTGCTTGGCTACCTGCTCCGGAGTTAATTTTTTCCGGCTTGCTCTCTTCTCCCCCTTGGCACCATACTTTCCGGCATACTTGTACTCATATTCGATTGAATTTATAAAATCCCATTTATCCCGGTTATACATGTCAATTTTCCTAACTTTAATATACTTATACTGGTACGAACGCCGGTTTTACCCGGTTTGTCCCCAAAAAAAGGTTTTTTAATGTCCGGACAGGATTTCCCCGGCCGGACTATGTAATTCCACCGCCCTGCAGTCGGACGTTTGTATGTGTTTACAATCAATGTCAAAAAAGTATGTACTGCAGCTAACGTATCAAAAATCATTTGAGAGGTTCCAATAATTTTAAACGTCCGACTGCAGGACGGTGGATCTGTATTATTCTTTTGGGATCATGACTCCCTTGAAAGTCTCTTCCAGAGTATCTGCTATTTCTGCGTACTCATTATCTTTCTGGCGCAGACCTTTTGCCATGGTCTCCATTATGGCAATTATAAACGGGGTATCTCCCTTTGGTTTTCCATTTATTACTGTTACAAATTCATCTGCATAGCTGTTCATTTTATTTGAAGCCCATTTTATACTTTCGTCGGCATCTTTGAGCTGTGCTTCCATATATGCCTCTATGAATCTTTTTTTGTAATCCATTTACTTTTTCTCCCTTTTCTTTGCGTTATACAGGTAATTACCTACCTGCTTTTCTGTCAGCTTCATTTCTTCTGCAATCTGTTTGTATGTCCAGCCTGCATTTCTTAACGCAATCATTTTTCCAACATCTACATCATTCTTTGCTGTTTTCTTTCGTTTCGGGGGGGGGTTCTGTTGGTTCTGTAACATGTTCCTCTCCCTGATCTGGCGCATCGTCCCATTCCGGCACATTATCGAACGGATCTGTTTCACTCATCTCTTTGGATGTGTGCCGGATGGCTCGTGATATGTCAGCACTTGTATGTATCATTTTCCAACTCCGCAATTCGTCCACACATGTTTTACACAGATCTAATATGATGGGTTCTCCTTCAAGTACAGGTGCATCTTCCTCTCGTCCAACCTGTTCAATACATGCGGTAAATGGATTTCCTTTAATTTCAATACCACAGTGATCACAGGTAATCTTCCATTCTCTCAATGAAACATCACCCCCGAATATGGCATCATTTGTATGAATCGGATGCCTTTATGTGTCACTACTTTCAGGTAATGAATTGTAAATACTGGGTCTATCTCTATATGAACGGGGATTTTTAATGCCTCACTTACATATTCAATGCCAGAATGCAGTAATACTTCCGCTGGAAATTTATTATCATTGGTCCCCGACAATATTATTTTCTTTGGTGTTTCCCGCTTGCTTGCTCCTCTCAGATAGAAAATAACCGTCTCGCACCATTCTTCGATACGCTTTAATTCTTCCTTTTTCATCTCCTGTCTGCTATACTCCAGACATAGGTTTATTACCTATGTCATTGGTTTAGAGCGTGTACTTGTCGAGGGTGCCACGCTCTTTTAATTTGTTTAAAGCTATTCCCGCACCGGCAACAGCCCATCCGACGGCCGTAATCACAAACTCCCATACAAAGGCTTGTCCCTCACTGCTAAGCCCCATCATTCCGATGGCAGCCATCCCAAGGCCTGCGGTGCACAGCCCGAATGCAATCTTACTTTTCATCTTTTGTGTCCTCCAAGTTCAGTTCCTCGCTCGCAGATACCAACATCGCTCCAAAGGCAATGAAGAATCCTGCGATCAGTGCCAGAATTGCACCAACAAGTGTGTGTGGCTTTCTAAAATACAAAAATACGAATGCCACTGCTGCCACTATTGATATGATGATTCCGGCAATTTTAAGTTTGTTCATGTTATCCTGCCTTTCTTCCAGCATCCGCTGTTCCTGTCATCATCGACAGATCTAATGCTTTTTCCTTTTTGATTGCTTCATTCAGCTCATCCACTGTATGGATTCCAAGCTTTGCAAGTTCCGCTTCCATCCGCTGTTTTCTCTCATCCATTTCTACACCTCCTCTCAAGGTATGCTTTCAGATTGTCTGGTTACGTTTCACGATTGCTTTTTTCGTTGCTTTCTCCTATCTTCTGCACATCACAGCATTCATCCAGAACTTCCTCAGCCATTTTTAATACCTGTCTCGCTTCGGCGCAATTTAATTTTTCTTCAGCAAATTTGTTGATTATATATTCGATAGATTTGCTGATTTTTTCTCCTCTTAATATACCGTTCTGCATCTGAACATCTGGCATATACATCTTTCTCACCTACACTTCACTAATCAGCTCATCTACTGTAATATTGAAGTAGTCTGCTACTTTTTTATCAGTTCAATATTTTGAACTTTTAATTCAAAAAAATATGTTTGAATGTCTCCTATACACAAATCAAGAATCTTTGTCGCTTTCAATATTTCATCCTGTTTCCATTGAATTCTGCCATTGATTTTTAATGACATTGTTCTTTCGGACCACCCCATTTTTTTTGCAAAAATTGCATTTGTTCCACATTTTTCGATTATTCTTCCTCTTAACTTGCTATAATCTATCGGCATTTTTATCTCCTTTCTAGTTCAATATATTGAACTTTTCTTGTTTCAATATATCATGCGTTTTATTTATTGTCAATCTGTTTTGTTTAATTTTTTTAACTTTTTTGTTGTTTGTATTGAACTTTTATTCAATCTATGTTATTTTATAGAGGAAGAAAGGAGAACTTATTTATGATGAAAATCACCAATACATCCAAACGCATAAAAGAAATAATGGCTGAACAGGGACTTAAACAAGTTGATATTTTAGAAAAAGCTAAGCCTTTCTGTACAGAATTCGGTATAAAATTGACCAAAGCAGATTTAAGTCAGTATGTATCTGGGAAAGTTGAACCTGGGCAATTCAAATTAATGGCATTAGCATTTGCTTTAAATGTAAGCGAATTATGGCTTATGGGCTTCGATGTTCCTAGAGGTAAATGGCAAATAACTAATGCCAAACATCAAAATTTTGATAATGAGGTGTTGTCTGCTATTAGTGTTTTGGCATCATACAGCGGATATGATTTTAATATTTTTGCAAACAAATACCAAATTCGTGGTGAAGATTATTCGGTAGCGTTATCACAATCCGAAGTTGAAGATTATGCCAAATCATCAATATATCAAATTTGCGTTGTTACTCAAAATATTATTAGAAACAAACTTAGTGATAATATTGTTTCTATTAATACTGATTCAGTTTTAAATGCCGCACATGACAATGGTGCAACCACAGATCAGAAACGGCATGCTGATGATATTATGAAAAACCCTGACGAATGGGAGTGATCATGTGACTTACGAAGAACTTCTAATAAAATCAGAACATGATAATTTAATTGTAAAAGAAAAAGATATCCCCGGTTATGGTGGACGTATCTATAAAAATCGTATTGCAATCCACAAAGGATTAAAAACGCAAACCGAAAAAGCTTGTGTGCTTGCAGAGGAACGCGGACACCACTTCACAACATCCGGTGATATTATAGACCAGACAGATGTTCAGAATCGTAAACAAGAGTTTCGTGCCAGAATGTGGGCATACAATGAAATGGTTGGATTAATGGGCATTGTAAGAGCTTTTCAGCATGGGTGTCACAGCACCTATGAGGTAGCTGAATATCTGGAAGTAACAGAAGTATTTCTGAATGATGCTTTGGATGCATATAGGGATAAGTATGGAGTGTATACTATCGTCGACAACTATGCAATTTATTTTATTCCAGCATTGCTGGTATTGGAACGAAAATAGAAAGGAATGGTGTTAATGAATACATCTTCATTTATAGAATATTTAATTGAACGATTTAAAATTGAGCAAAAGAAACGTGACCGTTCTGGCATTTATGGATTTACTCAGCGTCTTATGGCTTATAATTCCAATAAAATTGAAGGAAGTACCCTGACAGAAGAACAAACCGCTTCCCTTTTTGATACCGGTACACTTCCAAAATCAGATGACTACTATCGTGCCAAAGATGTAGAGGAAATGAATGGACATTTCCTGATGTTCAACAAAATGCTGGATACTCTGGATTCCAAACTTACACAGGATTTGATCAAACAATTCCACTATGAACTGAAAAGTGGTGTTTTTGAGGATCGTGCAAATGGTTATGCCATTGGCGAATATAAAAAACGTGCGAATATTGTTGGAATGCAGAAAACGGTACTTCCAAGTCAGGTACCAGAAGAAATGGATAAATTATTCGCTTGGTATGATGAACAAGTTATTTCTTTGGAAACACTGGCAGAATTTCATGCTCGTTACGAAAGTATTCACCCGTTCCAAGATGGAAACGGAAGAACCGGACGCATGATTCTCTTCCGTGAATGCTTATGTAATAATATTGCTCCATTTATTGTCCAGGATGCAAACCGTCCCGAATATCTAGATGCATTAAAAGCATATCACAATACTGGATCTGTCGCAGAACTTGTAGCTCTGTTCAAAAAGGAGCAGAATTATTACTGGAATGAATGCCAATACTTTTTTGCAGAATAAGCAGAATCCCCTGCTCCCTGTGAGCGGGGGGAACCAATAAAAATAGACGCCCGGATTTTATTTTCTAGACGTCCATTCCAATACATTGCTGAAGCAGATAGGCTGCATCTATCTCTCAGCTTGCCTGTTGGTTAAATTATAGCAAAAATTTTTTCAAAGTCAATTACGACTGGGAAGAACTTAGTGAATACAAAAATATCTAAAGAATAATATACTGGAGATAATGAGATGACTGATACTGAATTCAATAAACTTATGTCTATGCAAAAGCACATAGATGATGCTAAAATAGAATTACCTTTAGCTGGTGAAATTGGAAAACCTATCACGGTTTTCTCTGACACTACTGCTGATATTTTTATTATTGATTCCGATCGAAGAAGTACCATTAGTTTGGAAAAGAAAAAGCTACAAGAACGACATATGAATACCCAGGAACGTCTTATTCGTTTAGAAATTGATGCCCGACCGCATACAAACCCAGACGGTACGACTTTATCCAGAAACCATATTCATGTTTTCAAAGAAGGTTTTGGGTTATCTTATGCCTATGATCTGGAATCCTTTGATAACAATTTATTCAAAGATTTAACAAGCTTTGAACAGGTCTTTTATGACTTCTGCGAATATTGCAACATAAAATATGACAAAACAGAAATACAGGGTGTGATATGACATGAAAACTGATTTTAAACAAATATATATGGATTGGCTAAATGAAAATATCGAACAGGCTAAAATTCGTGATAATTTGTACCGCATCACATTTCCATACCTGGATCGCAATAATGATCATATAGAAATATATATCAAAGAAGAATCTGATGGCAGCTACACGCTTACTGATGATGCTGAAACTATTGGAGAATTAGAGTTTTCTGGTTTAGATATTTTTTCAAGCCAAAAGAAAAAAGACATTTTAAATACCATACTACTCTCTCATGGCATAAATATGGATGACGACCATTGTTTATATGTAAATTGTGACAAACAATCGTTACCGGCAAAAAAGCATATGCTGACTCAATGTATGATAAAGGTCAGCGATATGTTCTATCTCGCAAGACCAAACATAAAATCGCTATTTATTGAAGATGTAAAAGATTTCTTTGCCCAGAACAATATCTATGGCATCCCTGATATAAGTTTTTCTGGAAAAAGTGGTTTACTTTCAACTTATGATTATGCAATCTCTCCAACCCCAAATAGTTCTGAGAGATTAATTAAAATAGTCAATAATCTGGATGTGCCAAAAGCGGGATATATTACTTTCCTTTGGGGTGATACCAAAGAAGTCCGTCCTGCCGGATCAAAATTATATGTATTTATCCAAGATACCAATAAAACCATTTCTCAAAAAGCAGTAAATGCCATGAAAGAGTATCAGATCAAACCTGTTTTGTGGTCTGAGAGAGATTCATATATACGTGAATTAACAGCATAAATAAAAAACCGGCTCCTGCTACCAACAGGAACCGGCAAGGAATAACATCCGAAAATGATACTCCGACTATGCAGAAATATTGTATCATCTTCGGAACAGCTTCGCAAGCGGAACACCCGTTCCCCGCTGGCTGTTATTTTTATACCCATTTTTAGAAGAAAGGTGATGCATGATGGCTTATCCAATGAAAAACACTGCTGCCGACAACCGGATCATCGCAATCTACGTGCGCGTATCAACCGGCTACCAGGTAGACAAAGACTCTCTTCCATTCCAGAAGAAAGAACTGAAAGCATATTGTAAGCATATCTTACATGTTGATCTGTCGCAGGTGGAAATATTCGAAGATGCAGGTCGTTCCGGAAAGAATACGAAGCGTCCCGCCTATGAACGCATGATGGAAAAGGTACGTGCCGGACTGGTCTCACATGTTCTGGTATACAAGATTGACCGTATTTCCAGAAATCTGGTGGACTTCTCTCTCATGTACGATGACTTCAAATATAACCGTGTAACGTTTATATCCTTAAATGAGCAATTCGACACGTCTTCTGCCATTGGTGAAGCAGTCCTGAAGATTATTCTGGTATTTGCGGAATTAGAGCGTAAATTGACCAGTGAACGTGTCAAAGATATTATGATCGGACGTGCCACGGAAGGAAAGTGGAACGGTGCCAGGGTTCCATATGGTTGGGACTGGGATCCTGATACGGAGCAGCCAGTTCACTCCAAGATAGAAGCGTCCTATGGCCGTGCCATGTATGAAATGTATCTGGAAGTACGATCAACCGGAAAAATCCGGGATTACAATAATGCGCATGGCATTCCGACCAAACGTGGCGGTGAATGGACTTCCAAGACGGTCAGTGACTTTCTAAGAAATCCCATGAATAAAGGTGACTACCGCTACAATTACCGGGAAAGTGCCAGAGGACGTAAAAAACCGGAAGATGAAGTGATCTATCAGGAAGGTGTCTTTGAGCCGCTGGTTGATCCGGAAGTCTGGGAACGTGTCAACCGGATCATGGATGATAATGCCGGCAAAAGAAACACCGGTGGTCTGCATCCGATCATGAAGAACTGCAATGTATTTGCCGGACTGATTCAATGCGCAGACTGCGGTTCCGGATTTCAGGTCGTGAAAAAGGATAAGCGCCGGAAGAACGGTTTTACTCCGTCCATGTATGGTTGCACATCGAAGCACCGTAAAATACACTGTCCTGCTCCAAATGTCAGTGATGTGCAGATCGGACCATTTGTGCTCAATTACATATCTGCTATGGTCCGTGTGACCACTGAGCGGCGAAAAATCCATACACCTGCTGCACTGGAAGCCATTTTATTATCGGATCCGATTTTTGCCAACATTGCAGGTATTGAATCCAAAGGATTAAATGATACCTTTACCCTGCTCACAGGTATCTCTGTTTCCGGAAGCGCCCTGTGGCGCGCTGATCTGATTAACCAGTCCGATGCTGCTGCCAGTCAGGAAGATATTGCGGCATTAAAAAAGCAGATTCAAAAATACAATCGTGCCAAAGAACGTCTGGAAGATGCCTACTATTTTTCGGATGATGCAATGAGTGAAAAGGAATATCTGGAAAAGAAGAATAAATTTGATGCAGCAAGAGTCGCTGCGGAAAATAAATTGAAAGAACTGACAGAAGTTCAGATTTCGTCCCATGTGGATGATACCGGCTTTATGAAATCCGCATCGTCCTTCCTTTTAGCACACCAGATCCATGCCGGAGCGCATATTGAGTATCGGGAATTTGCTGCCACGATTGAAGAAGAAACACTGAAAGAATTTCTGAATCTTGTACTGGATCACATTTCCGTCAAAGACAAACGCGTGGTGGAAATCGTCTTTTCCAACGGTCTCTCCCACCATTTCATTTACCGTGAATAAACATCAAAAGCCCAGCTTCAGGCAATCATCCTGTTACTGGGCTTTCTTAAAAAATCCTTTATTTATGCGGGTTTGGAACATCTCTCATTTCGCATTCATCTGACAATCAAAGGTATTGACACAAAATGTCATTTTCCTGCCGGCCTCTTTCTCCATCTGCGCCACCAGCGTACGTGCCTTGGCAATGAAATAATACTGACGCAGCGGCTCTTCCGCCGGCGGATCCAGTGTCAGGTCAATCTGATTAATAAAATGTTCTATTTGCATATGTTTGTCCTTATCTCTTCGTTTATTTTTAACCACTGAACATTTGTTCAGTGGCCATGAACTGAATAAGTATACCACACCTTGCGTTCTTTTTTCAATAGTAATACACATGTACGGATCTGTGCATTGCAGTCAGCACCGCCTGTAAGCGTTTCATCAGATTCTGACGCACAGAAATCTCAAAGGGCAGTTCCTTCGTCGTATAGTCTTTGTTGATTGCTTTTCCGACAAACAGATTTACCGTGGTACAGTTTTCCATCAGATAACAGGCCAGACGGGTGGCACCATTATCCCGGCTCAATTCCTCAAAAAACTCCTCCGATACATCATCCTGCTGATATCGTTCCAAAAGTTCAATGGCTTTATTTAAGGTAAGCACACCTTCCGTCACCAGATCAATGCCCTCGATTTTTGCCGTCGGAGGGATTTCAGGATCCAGCACACCTACGGATGTAATCAGACGGGTGCCAAGCTCTCTTGCCACAATCTGGCTTGTAATGCCACCGGATACGATTTTGATTCCTTCCTGCTTCATAAAATCCTGTACCATACGGGCATCATCCTTTTTCTCCAGCGGTGGCCCCGTCAGAATATTGACAATCTCCTCTTCCATGATCCGTGCTACCGCAATGGTGGTATCATCACTGCACATTCCGCCATAGAGATCTGCACAGGCACGGTTCATCATATCCGCCAGCTGTGCGGCTGTGCGTGTTTTTCCTACACAGGATTCACAACAGTTCGCCAGTGCATTCCAGTCCCAGCGGTAATTCATGATATCCCCGGTACCGCAATACAGACATCCGTCACTCATAATAGCCAGTGCATCGCCCGGCAGCGTCTGGAAACGGCATTCTCTGATTTTTTTCCCCTCAATTTTTCGATAGGAAAAAGGCAGTGCCTTAATTTTTCCCTGTCGGATCAGAATACATTCCGGGTTATCATATTCGGCCACATAAATTTCTCCGGTGTGATACACCTGGATGATGCTGAAAGTCGAATACGCCACTCCGTTGACAGAAGATAACGGTAATGTCTTGGCAATGGTTGCAACAACTTCATCGATACTCATATCATTGTACATCATGGTAGCAATGATTTTCGACGTCAGCGTAGCCAGAATATTGGCCCGAATGCCGCTTCCCATGCCATCCGCCAGAATCAGGATTCTGGAATCTTCTTTGTCCACAATTTCCACTTTATCGCCGCACAACTCTTCCCCATAATGGTTCAGACTTTTGTATGCCATATCAATTGCAATCTGTTTCATATCCCCACCTCTTTCTCTAGCCTTCCAGCAGGGTATCACGCAGTTTTGTCAAAATTGCTTTCGTCTCTGCGGTAGTCTCACCCAGCAGACCTGCAATTTCCTGCGCAGTTGTCATCTGTTTTTCAATAACGGCCTGTGCCAGTTTTACCGTATTCAGTTTCTGTTCCAGTACGCGCTCCGCCTGCTTTTCTTCTGCGGATACGTCCTCAATAATGGCCAGAACCCGGTCAGAACTTGGAATATACACAATGGTTTCCAGTACCGTCATATTATACTGCTCCCATTTTTTCTTCACACGCAGTTTGTTTTCGTGCGTATGATATACTTCCTCGAAGTCTTTGGTGTCTATAAATTCAAACAGATACATATTCAACGCTTCTCTTCGGGAGGTATGGAACACTTCTTCTGCTCGACGGTTAAATTCTTTAATCTTCATTTCCTTGTCAAAAATAAAGATCAGGTTCGGTGTCGTCTCCATAACGACATTCGCCTGGGAACGGGCATTTTCGTAAGAACGGATCAGACACATGGCTGCTTCTGCCTTTCCCTGATAGATTGCAATCGCTTTTTCCCTGCAGGTCATATAGCCACAGGCACCACAGTTAAATTCCGTCGTACTGTTACTCTTTCCGATGGTTTTCAAAATTTCTTTGATCTCCGCCTCCGTTGGCATTTTATCTACCACCTGACGCGGTACATAGGTACGTTCAAGTTCTTCCTGCGGTAACGAAATATAAGCGGAAGGTGCCGCCAGCAACGCATTATTTTCAATACTCATGGTTGCTTTAAAACGGAATCCACGACGCTTGTCCACGCCCGGTCCGTTGACACAGCCGCCTGCGCAGAGATTCAGTTCCACAAAACAGTGATCAATGTAGCCCCGTTTCATACTGTGCAGGAATTCCCGGCAGCTCTTGATGCTGCTGACCGTCAGTTTTTTATACGTTCCCGGTGCGCCACAGACATCCACCGCGCGGATAATGCCATTTGTGACCGGATAAAGCTGATTCACCATCGGATCCTGATTTGCAAATGGTCGGGATTCACAGTGTTTCAGATCAATCCCTTCTTCTTCCATCCATTTCTGCAATTCATTAAACTCAATGACTGCATCCACACACCCACGGGTTCTGGAATCTGCTTCTGCCTCCATTTTCTTTGCCACACAGGGACCGATAAACACCACTTTCGTGTGCTGTCCCATACAGTCTTTGATCCAGCGTCCGTGAGCAATCATCGGAGAAACCACCGGTGCCAGATACGGGATCAGCATGGGATAATGCTTTTCCACCAGGTATACAATGGCCGGACAACTGGTGACAATAATATTGTCCATCTCCCCTTCCTTCATCAGTCGGACATACTCCCGGGTGATAATGGCAGCCCCCTCTGCCGTCTCACGCACCTGGGAAAAACCAAGTTTCAGCAGGGCATCCACAATCTGGCCGGACTCCTCATAATCCAAAAGTCCCCGATAGGATGGATCCAGTGAGACCACCACACGTTCGCCACGCTTCAGCATATTTTTTACATAATCCAGATCACTGTCAAAGGTCTTTGCCTCCTGTGGACAGATTTCCATGCAGTGACCACAGTAGATACACATATCCGTAACAATCTGTGCCTGCCCGTTTTTAATCCGGATGGCTTTGACATCACAGTTTCTCAGGCATTTATAGCAATGCGCACAGTTCGCATCCTGAAAATTAATTACATTCATATTCTTCTTTCCTCCAATACCAGCATGATTCCCTTTTCGCACTTATCTATATGAGATATTTTATCACAAAAGGAGCCGTTATAAAACAACGACTCCTCTCGAAAATTTTTCTATATATGTGCAGTTCACACACAATCTGTAAAAGATTCATTTTCTAAATACAGATAAATAAATCCCATATAAAACTTATTTATTTACCGTACGTTTTACATAAGTAGTGTGCAGTAACTCATGTGCTTTGTGGCTGCCCGGCTCACCAAGATAGGTTTCATATAATTCAATAATTGCCGGATTTTCATGTGATTTACGAATCTTATTATTTTTGTCCAGATTGTAAAGCACTTCCGCTCGTTTTGCACGGATATCTACCGTATTACGTACATATCCAGGCTGCTGCGGCTGACCACCACCGTTGACACATCCACCAGGACATCCCATGATCTCAATGAAATGATACTCTGCTTCGCCTGATTTTACTTTATTTAACAGCTCTTTCGCATTTTTCAATCCGGAAGCAACGGCAACTTTGACATCCATACCAGCTACGTTGTAAGTAGCCTCTTTGATGCCCTCGA